TGTTGCTGAGGCACTGGCTGAAAACTGGATTGGTATTCCAGAAAACATGAAAGAAGCATTGTACGTTACATCAGATTTTAGTACTAGTATGCAACGTATTCAAGACATAGCGCATCTTATGATTGCTGGCTTTGGTAAAGAAGATTTGTCAAAGTATGAATCTATTGTTGAAATTGGTGCTGGTTATGGTGATATGTGTTCTGTAGTACATGCTATGGGATTTAAAGGCAAATATACTATTGTTGATATTCCAGAAACACAACCAATTCAAAATTTTTATCTAAACAAACAAGGTATCACACCAGAATTTTCTTTTGAAGATGATAATGTAGGACCTGCCGATCTTGTTATATCTACTTGGGCATTAAGTGAAACACCTGTAGAGTATCGTGAACAACTTATGCCTAAGATTAAGGACAGTAAGAACTGGCTTATTCTTGCACAGTCTAATATTTTTGGTTTCTCCGTTAATGAAGATTACTTTGCTAACTTCTTTAAAGATAAAAACATGACACAAATTCCTTTGGTATCTGACGGTCTTATTAAATGGGATGGCGGTAATAACTATTATATCGTGAAGGAATAAATATGATTAAAGGGTTTACTTGTAGCGCATTTGATTTGCTTCACGCAGGTCATGTTGAGATGCTTAGAGAGTGTAAACAATATTGTGATTGGTTAATTGTTGGATTGCATGTAGATCCTAGAATTGATCGTCCTGATAAAAATAAGCCTGTGCAATCTATGTATGAACGTTTTGTTCAACTTCGTGGTTGTAAATATGTAGATGAAATTATTCCTTATGAAACTGAAGAAGATCTAATTAACATTATGGGTATTGAACCAATTGATGTTAGGTTTGTTGGTGTTGAATATAATGATACTTACTTAACAGGACAAGATATTTGTGAACAACGTAGTATTAAAATCTTGTTCAATAATCGTTACCATGGATATAGTTCAACTGAACTGAGGAGTCGTTTGACATGAGTTTTAGTGATCAGTACTTTCAGGAAGTAGTTTCTATTGCAGAAGCTATCAATAAGAACGGAGTAGAGCGCCTTGCTTCAACCCTCGCACATACTAGAGATTTCAACGAAGGTCGTGTCTTCATCCTTGGAGTTGGCGGTAGTGCTGGCAATGCCTCACACATGGTTAACGACCTCCGCAAACTCTGTGGAATCGAAGCTTACGCACCAACTGATAACGCATCAGAAGTTACTGCTCGCACAAACGATGAAGGTTTTGACACCGTATTTGTCGAATATCTCAAAGTCAGCCGACTAAGTTATAAGGATACAATTTTTATCCTTTCTGTTGGTGGTGGTGATGAAGAGCGTAATGTTTCTGTTGGGTTAATCAAAGCGATCAAGTTTGCTAAGGAAGTTGACGCTACTGTTGTTGGTATTGTTGGTAAACCAGATGGTTATACAGCTAACAATTCAGACGTTTGTGTCGTTGTTCCTCCGTTGTCACCAGATCGTGTTACTCCACATTCTGAAGCATTCCAAGCCGTGATTTGGCACTGTCTCGTCTCTAATCCAAATTTACAGATAAACAAGACAAAGTGGTAAGAGCTGTCTTTTTTGATAGAGATGGTGTTCTTAATCGTTTAGTCAATCATCGTAATTCTGATGGTAATGATGAAATGACAGCACCCTGGCATGTTAACGAATTTGATTTAGTTATAGGTGCTAGAGCTGCGATTGATCATGTAAAGACAAACGATTATATGACCTTTGTTGTAACAAATCAACCAGATGTTGTAGATGGAAAACTTCCTAAGAAACATCTGGATTTGATGCATCGTATGATTAAATCATGGTTGCGTGTAGATGATGTATTAGTAGCATATGAACGTGGATCAGCTTGGTACAAACCAAATAATGGTATGTTAGAAACTTTAATTAAGCAATATAACATTGATAGAGTGTCTAGCTATATAATAGGTGACAGATGGAAAGACATCGTTGCTGGACACAGAAGTGGTTTAAGTACTATCTTTATTGGACAAGAGTACACATTTCCACTAGAATATAAAGATATCCAACCAGACTACATATGTGATAATGTTTTACAAGCATGCAAATTAATCGTTACTATTGATAAATTTATGGAGCCAAATTATGATTAAAGTATACGCCGATGGCGCTGATATGAATGGTATTATTGAAGCAGCAAAAAATCCTAATATTTTGGGATTTACGACTAATCCAACGCTAATGCGTCAAGCAGGTGTTACTGATTATGAAAAGTTTGCTAATGAAGTAATTGAATATCTAGCAGAACATAGACCAGAAACTTCACTAAGTTTGGAAGTATTTGCTGACGATCTAGGTGAGATGAATAAACAAGCTCTTAGAATTCATGCGTGGGGTATTAGAAACAATTACAGAGTTTATATTAAGATTCCTGTTACAACAACAAATAAGTATTCAACAAAAGATCTATATAAGGCTCTATCTAATGCTGGTATTAGTTGCAATGTAACAGCAGTATTTACTCAAGAACAGATTATTGAAGTTGTTGATAATCTTAATCATTTTGTTCCTAGTATTGTATCAATTTTTGCTGGACGTATTGCTGACGCTGGTGTTGATCCAGAAAACTATATTAAGTTTGGTGTTGATTATTTTTCCAAATATAAAAACAATAATACAAAACTAGAATTTCTTTGGGCTTCTACACGTGAGCCATTTAATTATGTACAGGCAGAACGTTCTGGATGTGATATTATTACCATGCCTCCAGCTATCATTAAGAAGATGGAAACATTTGGTAAGAATCTAGATATGTATTCGTTGGAAACTGTTAAGATGTTTTATGACGATGCTAAGAATTCAGGCTTTACTATTAAGATATAAGGTGCTATAATAATGAATGGATTTGAAGAAAATGAAGTTTCTAAGAACGCCAATGGTGGAACAGAAATAGCAAAACGTAAACTTGCTGGTTTAATTGATCCAGAGCTTCTTGATAACTTTCAGATTATATGTTCAAGACCACGTGATATTGATCCAACAAAGATTAGAATGTTTTGGTGTCATGATCTACCAGAAGATCCCGAGTCTAAGAAGTTTCAAGATAATTCCTTTAAAGATCAGTTCCATAAATTTGTATTTATTAGCAACTGGCAGTATCAAAGATATCAGTTGATACATGGTATTCAACCTAATGATAAATCAGTTGTTTTAGAATCTGGTATTGACCCAGCACCACAAGATGTTATTAGTATGAAGGATGATGGAAAAATTCATCTTGTTTATACTTCTACACCACAACGCGGTTTAGATCTTCTTATTCCTGTATTTGAAAAATTAGCTGAGACTAATCTAGATATTCATCTAGATGTATTTTCATCATTTAAAATTTATGGGTGGGATGAGGCAGATAAACAATTTGAACCTCTATACGATCGTGTTCGTAATCATCCACAGATGACATATTATGGATATGTTCCTAATGAAGAACTAAAACAACATCTTAATAAATCACATATTTTTGCTTATCCTAGTACTTGGTATGAAACTAGTTGTCGTGCTATGTTAGAGGCTATGAGTGCAGGTCTTGTTTGTGTTCATCCTAATCTAGCAGCATTACCAGAATCATCTGGTTCATTAAATATGATGTACAATATAGATTATGATAATAAGAATAATCATTGCAATGAATTTTATAAATATCTAGATGTAACTATTAATATGGTTCGTGATAAGAAACATCTTAACATGATTGCATTTAATAAAACATATGTTGATAATAGATATCACATTAATCGTATTAAGCATATGTGGGATATAACCCTTAAAGAATTATATAATAAATACCCTACAGTTGAAAGTAGATCTGTTCCTAAGCAGCAGTTCGTTTACAGGACTTCATAATGATTATCTCAAAAACTCCGCTTCGTATTAGTTTCTTTTCTGGTGGTAGTGATATGCCAACTTTTTATGAAAAAGAACAAGGAGCGGCGTTATCTTGTACTATTGACAAATATATCTATGTTTGCGTTCATAAAACTCCACATCTTGGCGTTAAGATTATGTATGATGTAATTGAAGAAACGCCGGATGTGGAACAGATGCAACACCTTATCACTAAGGAAGCATTAACATACTTTAACATTTCTAAAGAAATAACAGTTGCTTCAATTTCAGATATTCTTTCTAGAGGATCTGGTCTTGGTTCTTCATCTGCATTTACTGTTGGTCTTGTTAATGCTCTAGCTAGTAGCAAATGGGAATCTGCTTCGAGTCGCTATCTTGCAGATATTGCTTGTCAAATTGAAATGGATAAATGTAATTATCCTGTAGGTAAACAAGATCAATATGCAGCTGCTTTTGGTGGTCTTAATTTGTTTGAGTTTAAAAAAGATGGTGATGTTGAAGTAACCCCAATAACTATTGGTAATGCAACACTTAATCAACTTGAAGACAATTTACTGTTAGTATACAGTGGACGTGGTAGATCTGCCAATAGCATTTTACAGAAACAACAGAAAGCTATGGACGATAAAGAAAAATTTAATCTCGTTCGTCGATCGAAGAATAAAGCATATATTGCTCGTGATTATCTAATGCAAGGTGATACAGATTCATTTGGTGCTCTTCTTCATGATGCTTGGATGGATAAGAAAGCAGTAGCTACTGACATTACTAATGAATATTTTGATAACATATACATGAAAGCTATTAATGCTGGTGCTCTTGGTGGTAAACTCCTTGGCGCTGGTGGTGGTGGTTTTTTTCTGTTCTATGTTACTGCTGATAAAAAAGAACAAGTATTAGAATCAATTTCATCTAATTTAGAGTGTAAAGTATACGATTTTAAATTTACAGGTTATGGAAGTCGTATTGCTAGCCATTGTTAAAATAATAAATATATTGACTTTTAACGTGTATTAACATAGAATGAAGCATATGGAAAAAACACCGTCGAACGTAATTAAATTTCCAACGAACAATACTCGTATTGTTCCTATTGATGAGATTGATATTGCCACTAATATTAAGATGGTTAAAATTAATCATATCAATGAGACATTAACGACTATTATTCCTATGTTGTTTACTAACATTGAATTAGCTGGATTCTCAATTTCTCTTGATGAAGATGAGATAGATGACAATCTTAAAGATGGTGCATTGATTGTTGAATCAATACGTTCATTGTTGTGTAAAATGCATGATCTTGAACATCCGTTTCAAAAATTAGCAGATGATATTTTTATACAATCAGAAGACGATATAGACGAACTAACGATGAGAGAAAAACTTAACATAACTTTGTATGAGAAAGGTGACAGCGGAAGCTGAATAATATCATGATTATTATTGATTTGAATCAAGTAATGATATCTAATCTAATGATGCAGTTGGGCAACCATACCAATGCAGATATTGAAGAGAATATGGTACGACACATGGTGTTGAATTCTCTTCGTTCTTATAAGTCTAAATTTGGTGCAGATTATGGTGATCTAGTTATTGCTTGCGATAACACCAATTACTGGCGTAAACAGATGTTTCCTTACTACAAGGCAAACCGTAAAAAAGCTCAAGAGAAATCAGAACTTAATTGGAAGGCTATTTTTGAATGCCTCAATAAGATTCGCCAAGAGCTTAAAGATTATTTCCCTTATAAAGTAATTGATATTGAATCTGCTGAGGCTGATGATATTATCGCAACTTTAATTCTTGAAGGAGCTGAAAATCCTTTTGAAGATATTCTTATTCTTTCTGCAGATAAAGATTTTATCCAGCTACATCAACATACACACGTGAAGCAATATGATCCTATTCGTAAAAAATGGATTACCCATAAAGATCCTGAACGCTATTTGGCAGAACATATTCTCAAAGGTGATAGCGGTGACGGCGTGCCTAATGTGCTTTCTAATGATAATTGCTTTGTTATTGGAGAAAGACAAAAGCCAATGACGCAAAAGAAAATTGATGCGTTTATTGAACTTGGTTTAGATGGTAAATTTGATCATCCTCAATCACGTAATTATATGCGTAATAAACGTTTAATCGATCTAAATATGATACCTGAAACAGTTAAGAATAAGATTTTAGAATCATATAGATCGCAAGAAGAAAAAAGTCGAGATAAGATGTTTAATTATTTTATTGCAAACAAATTGAAAAATTTAATGGAACATATCAATGAGTTCTAAATATTTATATATTGGAGAGTTTTAATGGCTACGAGAATTGGTGTTGCTGAGTTTTTAGAAAAAGTAAATAAGTTAAAAAAGAAAGAAGAAAAAGTAGCCGCATTAAAGCATAATGATAGTTTTATTATTAGAACTATTCTTCAAGGTGCTTTTGATCCAAGAATAAAGTGGTTGTTGCCAGAAGGCATTCCACCTTATAAGCCAAGTGAACTTGTAGACCAAGAAAATGTTTTGCTTAGGGAAGCACGTAGACTTATACATTTTGTAGAAGGCGGCAATCCTGGGCTAAAACAGTTAAGACGAGAAACTCTTTTTGTTGAGTTACTTGAATCAGTCGCCCCCGCGGATGCTAAACTTCTTTGTTTAATTAAAGATAAAAAGTTACCATACAAGGGTATTACCGAAGACATCGTAAAAGAGGCATTTCCAGGATTACTACCAGATGAGCAAATCAAATCTTAAGAAGTTTCGTAAAAATGATTATTCATATGATGAAGAAGAAGAAGCATCGTACTCTTCTAAGAATCAAATAAGTAAGAAGGATTCAAAGAAATTTGAAAGAGCTTTGAAAACAAAAGATATATTTGCTCTTGTAGAAGATGAAGAGAGCGATTATGCATATGATAGTATCTATGATGAAATGGCTGATAATGATAGTTGGCCTGATGAACACGAGGAATATCGTTAATGCCAACATATAATTTTCGTAATAATGAGACTGGTGAGGACTACCAAGAGTTCATGAGCATTTCTGCTGTTGAACAATATTTACAAGACAACCCTAATGTAACTCAACTTGTTAGTGGTGCTCCATTAATCCATTCTGGTAGAGGTCTAAAGAAGCCTGATGAAGGTTTCCGTGATTTGTTAAAGAATATGAAAAAAGGTAATTCTAAAGGATTTAAGAGGTCAACCATTAATACTTTTTAAAGAAAGCATTCAATGAGCGAACAGAGACTGACTAGAAAAGAAAGAAGACAGAGACAGAATCTTAAGCCAGAGGAACAAAATCCAAATCCAAGATTAAATTTTAAACTAAAACATATAGAACCTTTAACAGAAAATCAAAAAGTAACATTTGAACAATATGATAGTGGTAAAAATCTTTTACTTCATGGTATAGCAGGAACAGGTAAATCATTTCTTTCAATTTATCTTTCATTACGTACAATTCTTAGCGAACAAAGCAGATATAAAAAACTGGTTATCGTTAGGTCGGTCGTACCAACAAGAGACATGGGATTTTTGCCAGGAAACAATAAAGAAAAAGCTAAAGTATATGAAGCACCGTATCAAGCAATTTTTACGGAGTTATTTGAACGAGGCGATGCATATGATTATCTTAAAAATAAAAACGTCGTTGATTTCATTAGTACTAGCTTTATACGTGGTATTACTATCAACGACAGCATTATAGTTGTTGATGAAATAGCTAATATGACTTTACATGAGTTAGATTCTGTTATAACTCGTGTTGGTAAGAACTGTAAGATTATTTTCTCTGGTGACTTTAGACAGTCAGACTTCACAAAAGAACATGAACGCAATGGATTAACTGATTTCATGCGTATTATTGAACGCATGAAATCATTTTCTTTTGTAGACTTTACTGAACAAGATATTGTTCGCTCATCGATGGTAAAAGAATATATCATAACTAAAGATAGGTTGAAAATTATTGCGTAAAATATTTGAACATGAGTTTTTAGAATTTGAACCTCTAAAAACAGTTACGATGCATGATAAACGTTATTATGAGTTACCTGATGGCTCACTCGCGCAATCTGTTACAACACGCATAGGCGAAGCAGCCGATAAAACTGCGTTGATGGAATGGAGAGCGCGAGTAGGTCATGAAGAAGCTCAACGAATAACAACACAAGCTGCTAATCGTGGTACTGCTATTCATACAATTTGTGAAAATTATCTACTTAACGAAACAAATTATCCAAAAGGTACAATGCCTTCAAATATGGATTTGTTCAAATCATTGCGTCCAGTATTCGATGATCATATTGGAAAAATTTATGCTTTAGAAGCTCCATTGTACTCATATGGATTGAAAGCAGCAGGTCGTACTGATTGTATTGCAGAATGGGATGGTGTACTAAGCATTATTGATTTTAAAACATCACGTAAGCTTAAAAAAGAAGAATGGATTGAGAATTATTTTATACAGGCTACATGCTACGCTATGATGGCAGAAGAACGAACAGGAATGGTAATTCCACAATTTGCTATTGTAATAGCTGTAGATCATGAAAATCCTCAAGTGTTCGTAAAGGATAAAAAACCTTATATTGAAAAAGTTAAACAAATATTTTGTTAAACGAAAAGGGACCTAAATGGTCCCTTTTTTTATTCTTCTTCTTCAATAATTTCAGTAATAAAATCGTGTAATGATTCTTTTAATTGTACTCTAGCAGGCAAGTAACGTTCCTCACCAATTTTTAGCATCTGCTTATAATTGCAGTATTTTTCTTCTTGCCACATATCATCACGCGCATCAATCATTTCTTCAAGAGCGTTGATAAATTTGTCAATATTGTCCGCTTTGAGCTTGTATTTTTTCAATGTCGTTTTCCTCAAGATCGTCAGCAATAAAGTATTTTACTTCATTGTCAATTTCGCGATATGCTTCCAAAAGTTGTCTTACTTTTATAATTCTATCAGTACAATTTCTGATAGTTTTTTGGCTTGCAGCATCGTTATGACCATCTTCAAGGTCCATCAGAGCAGCTTCGAGATTAGTATCTACTGAATAGTCGATGTGAAATTTGTCTCCATTTTTATCAGTATGGAGAGCTAATACTGGAAAAAGAAGTTTAATAACTTGTTCAAGTTTTATATCAGCCGTTGTTTTTGGCTTTGTTTTCATAGCAAAAATTTTAAACATTATTTCTTTTTTCTTCCAATGTTATATTTAGCCTCAAGAGTCCAATTTGCCTTATCCTTGTGAGGAATAATTTTTATCTGTGACATTGGTGCTCTAGGTTCTTTTATTGTTTCTTCTTCAACAATTTTAACAAGGTTCCATTCAGCTAATAACTGAATAATGGTATTACGTCTACCTTTATCTTCGTTAGTAAAGTCTGATGGTTTTCCATCCAAAGCAAATAGTTCTTTGAAATGAACAATATAATATTTACCTTGTTTATGTAGTATATGACAAGATTGATATAATTTTTGATCTTTACGAGATGCTACGCCAATGCGTGTAAGTGTTTCCTTAATCTTTAGGAAATCTTCTTCTTCAGCTATCTTCACCTCCACAAGAGAATCAACTACATTCATTTTATACCACCTTTTTCTTGTTTTTTTATAATAACATTAATTTGTTCCTTACTAAGTATTTTTAAGGCTTCTTTAGCACGAACAACATTATATTTATAATGTTCTTGAATTAAAGAAATAAGCTCGTTATACAACTTCTGTTGTTGTTCGAGCTTCTTATCTTCTTCTGTTTTACGCTTACCATATCGTTTTTTCTTACGAGTAGCATAGAACAAATAATGGTATTGTAGTTTGTTACTTAGGTGATAGTTTAAGTTAACTAAATTAGCATGGTGAATTGTTTCGTCAAAGTTACTCAATGACGAGTTAGTTCTCCATGCGTTATATTTGTGCTCTTGTAGTTCATCAATATCAATTATTTCATTACTAGAATTAATATTGTTTTCCCATTCCCAATTATATTGCCCTGCCATTACTTAATGCTCAGTTCAATCATAACTTCACTACAAAAAGCAGCAAAATTAATTTCACTGTTAGCAGCAAAAGCATTCTGATACTGATACTTGCCAATAAGAACAACAAGAGCAGGTATATATTCGGGAGAAAAATAGTCGTTAGCTGTATCATAGAACTGAGTATACATAACGTTGACGTCTGTATCAAGGTTATTTTTAATCCATTTACGAACCTCAGTAAAGTTCTTATCCTTCATCAATCCAATCAATTCTTTAATTGATGTATCTTGAATATTAGCAAGAATTCCAGAATCAATCTTTCCTGTAGCTGAATAACGTTGTAGCTCATTTAGTACACGACGCCAATCAGGAAAATGTTGCTGAATGACCTCAGCAATTACAGCAGATTCATATTTAATAGATTCTGTATTAAGAATAAGATTAACTCGCTTCATAAACTGCATAGCAAGCTTAGCCATATCCTTCTTACTGATCTTGAAGTCTACGACAGAGCACCGAGAATGTAGCGGTTCAATAATTCTGTTTTTAAAGTTACAGGTGAGAATGAAACCACAATTTCTAGAGAACTCTTCCATAAAATTGCGTAAGGCTGGCTGGGTGGAATTTGCATTGAGGTAATCCGCCTCGTCAAGAATGACGTACTTGCGTCCACCCTGGAGGGAAACGGATGAAGCGAAGTTGAGTATTTCATTTCGGAGAGTGTCGATATTGCCATTCATAGATCCGTTAATTACAATATAGTCACATTCAAGTTGATCTAGCATAGCACGAGCAACTGTTGTTTTACCAACACCTGCTGTACCAGATAAGATTAAATTAGGAATATTCTTTTGATCAACAAATTGTTGAAATACTGCCTTTAGTTCAGCAGGTAGAATAGTTTCTTCAATAGTCTTAGGGCGATACTTTTCAACCCAGAGAAATTCTTCTAGCATCATATATCTCCATTACAAAAAAGTGATAGTTGCATTATACATACAACTATCACTATAATCAATCAAAATGTTGAAGTAGCTTCAACGGCAATCCAATATTCAACATTATTACCCTTAAGATGTGATATACCCTTAGAAGAGATATCAACATCATAATCGCCATTGATAATCTTAATAAGATTTTCTGTTTTAAAGATAGCTTTAAATTCCTTATCAGTATTATCAATTTTAATGCTAAAGATATTACCAGTAGGGTTTTTAGAATCTATTGCTTGTAGATAAACATTAGTACCATCACCAACAAACGCTATTTCTGGAAGACTAAACATACTAGATGCCTTAACAACTTCTCTAAATGCATCTTCTGTAAGCTTAACAGAAGCATTTACTGACGGCATTGTAAGAGCCTTCTTTGAAGGTACCTTAATTGTAGATTCATCAGCATATGTATAATTACAAGATGTGTTATTGGCAGATGCTTTTACATAACTATCGTTGAACTCAAATTCAGGATCTTGAAATAAACTAAACAATCCAAGAAACTGATTAAGATTGTAAATAGCAAAACGCTTAGTAAAATTAGTTGTTACTGTTGCCTTTGCTAGTACAGTCTTTGTTGGCGAGATAGTCATAAGAACATTTCCTTCTTCAATAAGAATTGAAGGATTAATAGTAGAAAAGTTCTTAAGGATGTTTACGGTCTTCTCATCAATCTTCATAATATACTCCATTCAAAGTTAAATTAGCGCTTACCAAGCTTAGATGGATCAGCAGTAGCAGATACACCAATAGATGCTAGATCAGCAAGTGAACCACCAAAGATATAACTACCAACGTGCTGCATTACCATCCAAGGACAGAACCATGTCTTAAGACCCGCCTGCTGTGCCTTCTGACAAAACCAATAGTCTTCTGAGAGGTAACGCTTAGATACAGGATCTACTTCTGCCTGAAAACACATCATAATTTCACGGGTACCATCAAAAGCAGCAGTACGAACATGATCTGGCTTATAAAGATACTCTGGGTAAAAATCATGAAACTTTTGCATTGCTTCCTTAGCAATCATCATAAACCCAGTACCAATCTCTAGTACTTCACATGGTTCACTGATAGCAATACTTCCAGTGTTGTTCTTAGGATTAAATACATAATCACCAACATACTTCTCAAGTACATTAGCATCTGTATCAGCAACGCCCTTATCAACTGCTGCCTTAATCTTTTCCCAACTAATACACTTCTTAGGATAAGGTCCACCAATGATGTCATACTTGTCTGTCTCATTAGCCTGTAGAGCCATAAGAGCAAGAACATCTTGTGGATTAAATCCAATGTCAGAATCAATAAACATCATGTGCTTTGCATCTGAACGCATAAATTCGTCAGCACAGTAATTTCTTGCACGAGTAATCAAAGACTCGTTAAACAAATAATAAAACTGTAGTGGAATACCATGATGTGTACAAAGAGCTGAAAGATCAGCACAAGACTTAGCAAACATACCTGCACATTGTCCACCATACATTGGTGTAGCAACAAATAGCTTACGATCTCTCAACTTTTCAATATCAATTTTAATTTCCATATTAATTATCCTTTATAGTGATCATTATACAAACACATAAGCGTGTAATGCAAGACTTTCATTAAGTCATCCTTATTATTTCCGTTCTTCTTTCCATAACGCCACAAATACTTCAAAGCAGTGTTACGAAATGTAGGAGTAGCTTCACCTAATGCAATCCATGTATCGAAACATTGAACATTGTTATCTGTTTGATAGTGTGCACTATATGTATCATCTACAAAATCATGAAAATCAGAAATAATTCTATCTTCAGCATATTTGTAATTGATTCTATCTTCAGCAGAAGTTTTAGCTAACAAAGCAATCAATTCTTCTACCCTAGGATGATTTTGTTCAGGTGGTAGTTGATATGTAGTTTCTTGTATAGTTGTATCAATATCGCTCATTTTACTTCATTCTCCCCATTAGGTCATAAAATTCTTTCTTCAAACTCTTGTCTTCTTGGAAGACGCCACGCATAACAGCAGTTGTCATATCACTATCATGTTCTCTTACTCCACGATGAGTCATACAAAAATGTTCTGCTTGTACTACAACAGCAACACCTTTTGCTTTTGTTTCTACTTCAATTATATCAGCCAAATTCTGTGTCATCTCTTCTTGAATTTGTGGACGTGAAGCAATCCAATCAGCAAGACGATTGAACTTAGACAAACCAATAACTTTCTGCCCAGGGTAAATGCCAATATAAGCTTTACCAGTAATAGGCATCATATGATGTGCGCACATGGATCTAATAGTAATAGGTCCAGTTACATAGATTTGATCGTAATTTGTAATATTAGGGAATGAAGTAATTTTAGGTGCTTCTTCATAACGTCCACTGAATATTTCACGAATAAACATCTTAGCAACACGATTAGCTGTGTCATTAGTGTTATGATCGTTTTCAGTATCAATTACAAGAGATTCGAGAACTTTTTTCATGTTCTCAGCTACTTCCTGTTGAAGTAGGTCTAGCTCACCTGGGAGCAAATGATCATAGATATTATCATTACAAAAAAACCTAACTCCATTTTGCTTAAGACGATTCTTAATGCTCAAAGAAGTAAGGTTACAAGTACACTCAGTCATTCACAGTCTCCATAATTAAGCAACAAGCTTATTTATCATTATATTAGCATAAAGATAGTCATTAATCAATATTTCTTTCTGTTTTTCCAATTTATCTTTGTATAGATCATAATTATCTATCTTGTCATTAATAAACGCGATAAGATTATCTCTGTTGTTATAGAAGTTATAGATTGATGAAGTCCAACTTGCTGGATACTTAAAACAGTCAAGATACATTTCACGATAAGATGCACGATTAGGTACAATCGGAATAGCACCTGCCAATACACCTTCCATCATTGAGATGCCAAGATTTTCATGCAAGGAGCAACTAAACACTGCTTTAGAAGCACCAAGCATATTATAATAATCATCCTTAGACAAATTCATCTTTTGTGTAATGACCCATTTGTTTTTTGTGTTGGTGTAAGCAAGATCTTCTGCAATCTCAGGTTGCTTATCACTATTATAACGATGTGGCCACATAACCATATCTTCTTTTGGACGATTAGCATATTTCATCATATCTGTACAGATAATATTATGTGGTTGTCCACTACGAATAGGCTTAACACCATCATTTACAATGGCTAGATTAGATAGAAACATATCCTTATGGAAATCTGTAGCATAATAACTATAATCAAGAGCATGATAAACAGAACGTTCAAAGTCCCATGGCCATGGCTTACGCATTTTCATGCCAAGAATATCTGTAGGATCATATGCGCCAGCATGCCAGATACCATGTATCTCTACAGGAATATCAAGCAAATCGCTCATGTAACGTATTGCAATAACAGCATAATTCCAAGCATCTGTAATAAGAAACTTATCTCCTGCTACAATTTTACCTTCGTTAAAGAGCTTGCTGATAGCAGTAATCTGTGATGACTTATATACATTAGTCACAGCAAAATCGAGAAAAGCACCAGCAGTTGTACCTGTTGATGTTTGTTCTCCATCTATTGTAACTACCTTATACTTGTCGGTAGCATCGTCGATAGCATTAGGAATAGCTGTATACCATTGCTTAGTATACCGCTGATCGATAGGTTCAATAGGTACAATGTAGATCGTATTCATAGGCGTTCTATATCCTCTTCTTCACATTTAGGACCATGCTGTATTTCATGAATAACTAAGTTTTCATTAGTACCATTTATAAGTTGGTGCCACTCACCTGCTTTTATAGCATATGTCATGCCACTAGTCAAGATATAATTATTATCATCAATGATAGCTGTACCTTTTCCTTCTTTAACTAGCCATAGTTCACTTCTGTATTCATGAACTTGATAAGACAGACAACGATTAGGATATACTACAAGAGTTTTAAGTTTCCAATTTTTAGATTCTTCATTTACTTCGTAATATCCCCAAGCTCTATTAACTTTCTCAGGCGTACTCAAGGATAGCACCATTTTCACCATCTTCATAAACACCGATAGTAATACGACGACCAGGGTAGTTATTCTTAAGATATTCAATAAGACCTTCAGCAATCATCTCACATGACTGAAAATCAAGAGCAAGAACTTTTTCATTATACAATGCTTCAAGTTCACGTTTAAGCAAGATAAACTCTACGTCACGATCATTATGATATACTTCAAGTTTAACTTTAAAGTGAAACATATGACGATGAGGGTAACCAAGAAACGATACGTCAACCAGCTTTGGATCTTCCAAAGCTGCTGGATACTTGTGTATACCTTCCTTTTGAAAAGAAATATCAATCCAACGTGTAATCATAATCTATCTCCTAGATGAAGTTTTCAAGTGTTTGTATTTTGTCATTTTTAGCAGTATTCAACTTTGATTTTAATTTTTCAATAGTAGGTTCATTAGTATCTACGTCAAGTGTTTGTGGTTTTACATTTTGAATTCTTTTAGACTTAATTGAATTACCTACATTTTGTTTCCACTTTAA